CTTCTTCTCTGTGTGTAAGAAAGTAATTCTTGATATAAATTTTGTGGCATTTTCTCTGATAGAAAAGAGAAACTATCTTGACTGTACATCATGCGTATAAGTCAGCACTTAAACTGTATCGTTTTTCATTTTGAATACCTTTGCCAGGTATGTGTGGTAGGTTAGATGGAAAGATAAACCAAGTTAACATTTTTTTAGGTAAAAAATATGGATCTCTTTTTGGCATAGGGAACATAGTAGTTCCAGACTCACCTAACTTTATATACATTATACCAGATAATGTAAAAGGATTCTCTGGATTATGTGAGTGCATATATGGTTCTATTGGATTATCATCCCAATCTACATACACCCATGAATTTATTTGGAAATCAAATATATCCATACCCCAATATCTAGAACAAGCATCGTGAAATGACCATTTTAATTTTTTAATAATAGGTTCATCATACTCTAAGAAGTCATCTTTACCATCAGTGAAAGTAAGTTTAGATACGTGAGCCATATTTTTAGTAAGAGCACTCTCCTCAACAGAAGTGTCGATAAATTTTACCAGTTCATTTGCATCAATGTCTACTGGATATTCTCTAATTCCTAGTACCATTTTCTTGTATTCTGTGCAATTATATTATCGTGAATATCAGGATCACAAAATGAAAAAGCAATTGTAGTTCTGATCTCATTACCTATCAATGTGTTAGGTGGTTGTCCTTTATGCAACCAGTTTGAGGGAAGTAATGCACCTGTATTGGGTATGTATGGTACGTGATGATATTCTTCATCTGGTGTTTGACACACAAATTCACCACCCCATTCCTGATCCCAATGTGGTTGATTAAAGTATATAAATGTCCACACACCATGTTCTTCCCAGTCTTTATGAAACATTGTATTTTGTCCTGCTGTCTGTCCATTAGCATGTATCTTACAGAGTTTTATATCTCTCCTAAGAAATTTCATTATCTTTAATCTAATAGTAGTAGCACACTTAGTAAATATTAAATCTGTTCTTAATGGGTGTTGCCATGATACTGGATCTCCTTTACCATAAGATGCATTATTAAATGTCCATGTAGCAAGAGTGCTCATAGAAGGAGACTTACGATCAAAGTAATCCCACAATGGTATTATCTCTTCTTTAGATAATACATTATAAATGACGTGAGGTTTATTCATTAATCACCCCATATTTGAATTGTATATCTATGCTCAGGTGCATCATGTCCAACAGTAGTTACTAGATGACTTTCACTACAGTCATTCAATACTAACATATTTTGCTCTGGTAAAACTGCTCTGTATACATCAGGTTGATTTGAATCTTCATCTAGATTTAGATCAGCATGATCCATCCATACAAACCAACCACCAGCATTTGGATGCCAATGTTCATTTAAATATAATGTTGCACCAAACAAATGATGAGTGTCAGAATGTATTCCAATACCAGCACCAGGTTGCCACACATTATATCTACATGTCAACTCCTTAAACTCAGCATGTGGTTTTAAATGTGTTGATATCTCATCGCTGAATACTTTAGGAATATCAGTAGCAATAGTTGATCCATGAATACCCTGTCTTAAAAATGGTTTCCATGCAAAGTTACTAGATGACCAGCAATCAGTATTCAACTTAGATCTAAAGTCGTCTACACATGCATCAAGTAATTGTTTAGGTAAAAAGTTCTTTATAATTTTCATACCCACCAAAGCCATCCTGTACAAATATACTTCTCATGTTCCTCTGATATCACACCTCTATGCTTATGGGTAAGTCCAGCAGGAAAAATTAATGTTTTTCCTTTCTTTGCTTCTACATTATATTCCTGATAAAAGAATTCAGTTCCTCCATTAGGAACATCATTTAGATATGTGATGTATACAAATGCTCTATCACACCCGTCAGATCCTGATGCATCCACATGCCAAGTATAAAAACCATCACCTGGTTTATAGTATTGAATCTGTGGTAGTCTTTGCATTACAAATTCTTGATTGTGAATAGTCAAAGAGTTCAAGTAATTATCAATAAATCCATTTAACTCTTCTTGATATAGATCGAATTTATAATCACTAGGTTCTCCTAGTGCACCAGCATCTTCAATAAAAAAATCTCTACTCTTTTTTATCTCAGGCACAACACTTCCACCACCTACACGACCAGCGTAAGTTAGATCTTTTTTATCGGCGTCTTTGTATAGATCTATAAGACGATCACATATACCAAGATCACTCAATGTATATTCTTTTATAAATCTCATTTATATGCAGGTCCTTGTGTCCACCCAACGAGAGAATGTCTAACACCTTTAGTCACTGGTTTAACTCTATGTGGAGTATCAGCATGAAATATTATTACATCTCTCTTCTTTAATTGTACCACAATTTTCTCAGTTGTCTGTATTTCAAATTCACCACCTTCAAAATCATCATTCAACAAAACTGTGAAACTTATTTTACGTATCCTACCCTCAGGTCTCTTATCTTTTGTCCAACCCATCTCATCACAATGCCAATCATAAAAATCACCTACATCATATTTTGTACGTTGTAAAGGTTCTATAAAATCTACATCTAAATCCCATCCACATTGTTTGTTAGCAAAATACACAAGACCATCCATCATTGCATAAACTTCATCATTGTCTATCCAGCATAACTTTGAACTTCTATCTTTATTATCTTGTGCTTGATATTTGTTACCATCCCATTGATCTGTCTTACCTGATTCATAATCTTGATATGGTTCTATTGCTTTTTCTAATTGTGGAAAGAAATCATCATCAAGATGTACTATCATATACTGATGTTTGAATGAATTCATTTTTGTAGAACCATAATATGTAAACCATTCCACCAACCATTAGGATCTTCTGGAACCTTAGTTAGAATTTTTCTCTCAAACAATAAATTGAGTTTATTTTCTTTAATCCAAAATTCACATGATTGCACAACTCCCATAAAGTTTGCATCATCAACAACAAGAATAAACTTGTCAGCAAAACATGGAATTAAAAATGTAAGATTATCAAACTGAGCTTGTGGATCATGGTCAGCATCATAGAAAATAACATTAGGTTGTTTATGTACATTTGCAGGGGTTAGATCTTGAATAGTCTTAGCACAAAAATATTGTTTCTCTTGTAGTCCTGCCCAGAATATTTTCTTAGGGTCTTCATATCCTTCTACCTCTACATCATCTCTGAATGGTGAGATTTCTTTTTCAGAATAATTATCTACAGCAAATGATTCTACATCTCTATTCATAGTAGCAGCAAAGAATGTACTACCAGCATTAACGCCAAGTTCCATATAGATAGCATCTGGTTTAGATAACAAATTATTTAAAAAATGTCTTACTATATTTGATGACAAACCTTTATACTTATATCCTTCTTCTACAAAATTACTCTCCTTTCTTGCTGCCTTATCAATAGATTCTAATACTAATTTGATATCATCATCAAAATGTCTGTCGTTCTTTTTCATTCTAGACTGAACAACAGAATCACAGTAATTACAATCCCAACAATCAAACTTACAAGTCTTAATTTTTTCACGCCATATATCAATAGGTCTTTCTTCTAGAGATACGTCTTCAATATAATCATTAAACTGTGGATGTAAAATCTCTTCATTGTTTTTCCACCTACTGATAATAGTCATGCTTTCCATAAGACGCATAGCATTTTCTCTTCCATGCATCTTAAATACATCTATACCAAGATCAATAAACTCTTCCCAATCTTTTTTCCATGGAGGAATAGTTGCTGCTTTTAATGATGCAGCAGGATCTTTCTCATCCCATGTAGAACAAGACACTCTACTAATACTATCATTAAAATATTGTGGATCATCTTTTTCTCTCACCATATTGTAATGATAATGTTCTGGCATGATTGGACATCCACCCCAACACCACTCATTAGAAAGTAATGATACTTTAACAGGTTTACCTATAGATGCACAATACTCCTTTGCTTTTTTAATTCTTAGTAGAGAATCTCTATCACGCATGAGGTCTCTATCTAGATTAATATAATAGAATCCTGCCTTTGCAAGATTTACTATTTCATTTGGTCTAGTAACTTCTCTAAGAATAGTATTCTTTACTTTTAACTCTGGAAATGCTTTCTGTATTTGACCAGTCAACATCCATGTTGTATGAGGTAGAGTAACTATACGAACTCCGTTCTCATATAAGAATCTAAAATTTTCAATAAAAATATCCAAGTTCTCCTGTGTAGGATCTACTTGGATATTATTGAATGTTGCTGACAAAGGTATCCCAGTCTCCTGTGACACAAACAAAGCATTTAAAGTTGTCTCTCTGATGTCACCATCAATTACGTCACCCATCGCATCTTGTGTGAAGGGTGGCATACGACATGTAAAATAGATATCATAGATATATTCCTTATGTTCTTTTAGAAAAGGAATAAATTGGTTTACTACGAAATCCTCAGGTAGTTTTGTATTAAGCGGTATTGAGAATGAGGCCATATTCTACTATCACTTTCTCCATGTATAAATGTTCATCAACTGGATTCTCTACTAGCATACCTTTATAAGATTCTGCTAATTCATTTAATTTTGCTTCGTTAATTTTAGGATAAACAACTTTCCCATCTTCTTCTGTTTGGAGACTATACCTCTGCCATACTGCATGGTGAATTATAGGTAACAACTGAAGATGTCTAGTTGTTGCTTCTGGAAATCTATCCATTGTCTTTCTTTGGTTGAATTTGTCCCTGTCCTGTATATTTATGCTCTAACAGTTTAGGCATTGCTATACCTTCTTGTGCTAACTGATTCTGTAGTTGTGGTGCAATCATTTTATTAAGTTTGTCAATACCACCACCAATCATACCAGAATACTTAACAGCAACACCAAGTGTTTCTACTTGATCTTCCTCTGGCATGTCCATGATTGTAGTCATGTTACCAGAACCGATTCTTCCATAAGAAACGATGTCCATTGCTGCTTGCTTGCCCATACGAGCAATCCAGTATAGTCTTTCTTCGTGCTCGTGTTCAGTACAATAATACTCTATAGGGTGCTCATCGTCAACATATTTGTCAATTACTTCTAAAAAATACTTGAGTTCTAACTCAGACTGTCTGAGTTTTCTTTTCCAGATACCAATATCATAATCGTTTTTCTCATAATCTATCTGCATTAATTCTTTATCAAGTTCGTCAGGAATTAATTCTATATCCCGTACCAATCTTTTTCTAAGAATCTCTGCCTTCCTAAGACTATTTCTGTTCTCCATGTACGCATGGTATCTGGTTTCTAGTTCCATCATTGCTTGACGGACTTTTCTCCATGGAGTTAATTGTGTATCAGCAACAAAATGTTCACACTGATATCTAGTCATCCCGCTATCAAAACGCATGGATGCAGACAACCAATCAAAATCTTTTTTAGTGAGTGCGAACTCGTCTACAAATGACTTTGATAAGTGAACTTCGTTTGTGTCTGAACTTATTATATTTTTAACGTCGGAAACAATATCTGAGAGATTAGCGTCAGAATGTAAAGACATAGGGTTCTACCTCATACTCTGGTTTGCGATCCCAGTCAGTATCAGATTTTGTTCTTCCCATCTCAATTGCTTGCTTTTGGGGCAACATGATACCAATGTGATCTTCATATAATATATTTATATCCCATACAGAAGTGCAATTTTCAAATTTCTTTATTAATGTTTGGTACTGTACTAACATTGTAGAAAGTTTATCTTCCCAAGATTCTGCATTTGTAAGTATTTTATTAGCAAGAGTATCTTTATCAATATGTCTTTCAGTAGATAGGTAATCTAAGAAAGGAGTTTTACTACCACCTAGTCCTTTGTTAGTTAACCATTCTCTTGCTTCGTGCTTTTGAATCTCCCAAGATGCTACTTCTAGATCTGTGGTATTCTTAAGGTTTTTAAGGCGTGTGTTAAATTCATCTTCAATAATTTCTCTTGCAAAATATATCATGAAGTCCATAACTTCTTTTTTAATTGCATCTGTAAGTTCGATGGGAACTTTTAAAACTGGGTTAGCAGGAGTCCATGCATAACCAGATGAATCAACTGATGCAGCAACTTTACCAAACGGTCTAATTTCTGAGAAGAAGTTTGATCCGTTATACGCTTGTGCTTTTGTGACCTCTAAGTATTTGTGTTCCCATTCTTTAGATATAGTTTGGAAAACCATTTCACTAACTTCTACACATGAGAAATGCATCAACGAGAACATTTCGCTGTAGTGCAGTCTGGTATCTCCAGTAGCAGTCATGTTAACAAACTGTTCTGGATTGATTTCTTTTTCGTTGACGATTAAGTATCTCATTTTTTATTGTGCTCGTTTAGCAGTAACAGAAGCGGATGCTGAACAGCAACCACCAGATGATGTTCCATAATGTCCTTTTGGTCTAGTAGCAGCTGGCATGTTTGTTTCAACGTCAGTAGAGTAATCCCACTTAGTAGTATGGTTGTTCTGCTGCCCGTCGTATTGTCCCATCATGTATCCTTTGTCTTGACCCATCATCATATTTTCTTCACCATAAGCACGAACCTTAGTTCCGTTCTTAAGACCAGCTCCTGATGATCCACTGTATTTAGTCCAAGGTGATGTAACGTTGTTACCAGTTCCGCAATAGAAGTGACCCCACTTAGAAGGAAGCGGTTTACAAACTCCGTCAGGAGCCATGTTAGAAGACCAGTTACCCCAACTATCGTTAGAATGGTCAACGTAGTATCTATTACCACTGAAAGATGCCCAAGATCTATTCTCATCACCACAAGATGCAGTGTGGTCATTACCAGATGGTGAGTTACCTACCTGATACATGATCTCAGATGGGTAGTGAAGTTTACCTACAGCAGAGTTACCTCCACCTAAGTTATAACCAAACTGTTGTACCTGTGCAGTAGCAGTTGAGTTTCTATCTCGGTTAACTGGCATATTCCAACCACCAACAACGGTGTATCCCATAACTCCTCTAGGATCATCTCCTTCCCAACCATATGGTGAGGTTGGAGAATAAGTACCACCGCCAGGGTTTGATCCTGTAGTACCAAACATTCGTCTCATACCTGTGTGTAGGTTGATTGAGTCTGTAAAGTTAGAAGATCCCGTGAATGCGTTAATGCAACCATGACCATAACCGAAGTAATCACTCCATGTACAGTCAGCGTAAGTAAGTGCTCTAGTTAATTGTTCTCCACAATAGAAAGTAATATCATTTGCATGCCATGTTTTATTAACCGTTCTCCAAGGATTAGATCCTTTATACCCCGCCACCAGATAACCATGTGTTATCAAACTTCTATATCTAAATCCTGTTAAAGGTGCAGATGCAACCGTCTGACCAGGATACGCCCAGAAAACACCATTACTTCCATCAGATACTAGATAAGAACCTCTAGTTACATCTGCTGGTTCTGGTATACCACCACCAACCTCATCCCACGCAGTTCCATTCCAGATCTGTGCTTTACCTTCGGTTGTATTAAAAACTAATTGTCCTACGTTAGGACTTGTTGGTAAGTTTGCAGTAGTAAATGACGGGAGCTTAAGACCTTGGGTCGTTAAACTCGCATTACCTGTTAAAACTGTTCCAACTGTTAACTGAGACATGGTTATACTACTTTCCTATAAGTTTATTTATGGTTTTGGATTATTTTCTTTAACATCCTTCACAGCAGAATACCAATTAGAAGAATCTTTACCTGGTACTTTACCAGATTCCATGTCATGATATAGCATATCTAATTGGTCTGCAACATCAGGATATTCCATTCTGCGAGCAAGATCATATGGTGGAGCAGCATGTTCAATCTTTTGAATTTCATTTAATCCAAGATTAAATTTATAATCTGCTTCAGCACAACCATTATCTATTTCATTCATGAAAGTTACCCACATGAAATCTTCATGAGTTTCAAACCTTACGTCTGATCCACCTTTTATGAATTGAAGTACAGTTCCTGTGTACTTATTTACGAGTGCTTGATACATTAGGTATACTCCCATACTATAACGCATCCAGCACCACCGTTACTGTTACCGTATGCATAACTGTTTTGTGAATAATAACCCATACCTCCACCAGATCCCCACTGTCCGTGAGTGTTTTCAGCACCGTTATTTTCATTGTGGTGATGAGAACCAGCTTTATGCCAGAATGACATACCACCTACGTTCTCGTTGTTATCTCCATGAGACATACTACCAGGACCTCCAGGTAAATTTATATCTCCTCCAGAGGCATCTCCTCCTCTTCCACCTTCATATGGATTATCTGTGTAACCACCAGAACCACCACTAGCAGTACAATAAGAACCAAAAGAACTAGTTCCTCCTGATCCTGCACGACCACCATTTCTTACGTATGACCCACCGCCACCGTATGTATAGTTTACGCTGTTCACACTAGAAACATCAATATATTTTATTGTAGTAGCTCCACCACCACCACCGCCACCACGGTAGCTATTATCATTACAACGAGCACCGCCACCACCACCAGTGACATATACTAAAACATGACCACAACCAGATGGTTTTGTCCAAGTACCAGATCCACCAGATTGTGACCTGTCTGCCCAGTTACCATTCTGTGATGTATATGTCTTGATACCAATTAAGGCACCAGGAGTTGACATCTCAGAATAACCACTTCCGTTCCATATTCTCAAATTATCGTTTTGCAGA